TGGCATAACGTGTTTTCATGATCTTGCAACCTGCACGAATACCTTTGACTTGTGTAATCTTGTTACCGTCTTCGTCTTCCTTCAGCTTCATCTTCTTCATTGCAACAACGATAGAAGAAGCGTAGATAAAGCCCTGTCCGCCGGAGATCTTGTCATCTGGGTCAAACATATCTTGCGATGCGTATGTGTGGTTGGTAGCAACCAAACCCAAGTTCAAGTCACCAAACATGTTTACACAGTTACGAACGAGTGCTGTAAGTGCTTTAGGCTTACGACCCATATCACCCTTCATGTCACCTGCGTTAAACTGGTTAACGTCTGTTGGTGTTAGCAACATACCCAATGAGTCGAGAACGAACAATACTTTTGGGCGTTCGCCTTCTGCAATTGTTTTGTACTGTGCAACAAACTCGCTGATCATTTTAGCAACGTCATCGATCATTGCCATGTTGAGTTTTAACAACTTGTCTTCGGCAGTGTCAACACCAAGTGCATGCAACCACTTTTCGTCCAATGCGTTTTCAGTATCAATCAAGATTGGGAAGATACCTTGCTTCTGTGCGTTAGCTACCAAGTTGCCAGAACAGATAAAGGATTTACCTGCGCCAGACTCACCAGCAAACACTGTAACCTTGCCTAATGGAATGCCACGATTAAAGTCACCACTGATCAAGTAGTTAAGTGCGAAGTTGTTTGTAGAGACCCAGTCTGTTGGGTCATTGAAGCCTACTGAAAGGCCTTCAATAGATTTTGTAATGCTCTTTCTAAATTTAGAGACATCGAATGCTTTTGCCATTATATTCCTTTGAGATGAAGTGGGAGAGCGTCATGCTCTCCCCGGTGTCAATTAGGCTTGACGGCTACGAATCATCTTAAGGATGTCGTCAACACTTGGCTTTGCGCCAGCTTCAGCCGCTGGTGCTGTTGCTTGTGCAACTGGTGCAGGTGCTTGTGCAACTGGTGCAGGACGAGCCGCAGGAGCTGCCTTAGGTGCAGGAGTATCCTCATCAGCTTCACCAGCTGGTGCGTTAGCAATTTGAACACCGCTTGGACGGTAGAACTTGCCCCACTGCTCTGGGTCGTACAACTTGCCTTCAACCGACGCTTCGAACATTTCAAAGATTGCTCTTTGTTCGTCGATGCCGGGACGCTTTGGCATAAAGTCGTTCAAGTTGAACAAACCGTGTGTAGCAATTGCTTGAAGTTCTTCTTCATTCAAGCCACGCTCTTTACGAGCCCAACCAGATGTAGAGTAGTCAGCATAACCACCTTTTTGTGTTTTGTTCAAACGGAAGTCGGTACCCGCTTGGTAGTCAGTTGGGATATTTTCCATGTCTGGATCCATCAACGCTTGCTTAATAAGCGTAAAGATCTGTGGAGAGATCACAAAGCGACGGATTGGATTCTCTGGAACGCTATCTTCTTCCATTGGGCTGTTTACAACAAAGCCTTGGAAAACGTAAGAACGCTTCTTCCAGTATGTGCGGCCAAGTGCTTCCATGTTAGGGTCTTTGAACCAAGGACGGATAGTTGCATGTACTGGACATGTTTCGCCCCACATTTCAACGCAAGGTACTTGTACAAATACTTTTTTGTTTTCGTCTTGACCAGCGACACCAGCGAATGGGATCTTGATCATCTGACGTTCACGCCAAAAGAATGTGTTTGTTTCGTCTGCGTCTGGAAGGAATCGAAGTGAGGCTGAAGTGCCTTCTGGGATGTTCCAGTGTGCATAAATGGAGTTGTCACCGCCACCTTGCTTTGTACCACTGGATTTTTGTGCTTGCTCTGCTAGTCGAGCGCGAATTTCTGCTAATGTTGCCATGATGTTTTACCTTTAAGTTGAGTAAGTTTGAGTGTTAAGCCCTATAGTGGACTAAAACAACACATGCGTTTTTCTTGTGCATGTGTTGTATTATACTTATGATTGAGAATTAAAGCAATAGGCTTTTTCGCCTAAAAACGGACAAATTAGCCGAACAGGCGTTCTATGGACAATTCAAGATCTGCAACTGCTTCCGACACCATGTCGTTAGGTTGGATGATTGGTGCGCCATGTTCAGGCAGTTGGTATTCGATGATGCTGCTTAGGTCACCGGTACGGGCCGCACGTTCCATCATGCGCTTTAGCATAATGACTTCGTTCTTGCCTTGGTTGCGAACATTAGAAACTTCGTCCGTTTCTTCTAAACGCTTGCTCCAACGTAGTAGTTCCATAATGTCTTTGCGTCGACGAGAAATTTCCACAATCTTAGTGCCCATTTCGTCCCATGGCTTGCCACCTGATTCTACGTGTAGAGCCATAACACGAGCCCCCAATAAGTGGTTGTATGGGAAACGGAAACGCTCGCCATCTTTTTCCACAAATAATGCTTGAATGTTGCGACTGCGGGCGCCTGGCTTTTCTTCTGTTACACTTTTGGTATGAGCCAAACGAATCTGTGTGCTGCCCAATGGGTGGTAGCTGATCTTCAAGCTGTTACGGCCTTCTGTAACTGTTTCTGTACGGTGAGCCATTTTCTTTGGTTCAATTTCACCGTCATAGCTGCGGATCGTTGTGCCATACAAATAACGTTTGGCAACTGCTTTGAGGCGAGGTTGGAATTCAGATTTGAACCACTCTACGTCTGTAGTTGATGGATCATACCAAATTTCAACGTCGTTGTTATCGTGGTTGACCATGACCATAATGTTTTGGTCTGGTACGTATTGGTAAACTGCTTGCTCTTGATCAAGAGTGCCCTTACCATCTACGTCTTTAAATGTAGAATTGTGGCTCACCCCTGCTACTGTGGCTGCTAGTTCTTTGGTTAGTTGTTCACGGGTGGGCATTATGGTTGATCTCTCATTATATTATACTTATCAATTTGGTACTCGACTGCGAACAAGTTGCGCCTTCTATAGAAAGCCAATTGGCATAGGTCTTAATACTTCATCAGTGCCTGCATTTACAAGCCTATCATAAGTGCCAGTGTCCCATGTCATGATAACTTCGGTCATACGCAATACTAAGATGGTTGCCATTACCAAGTCATCAGTTTCGCCTTCTTTTGCGGCATAGCTTGCGCCGCGAGCAATAAAGTTCTTTAGTTCTCTTAACAAGTTATGAGAGTAAATCGTCATCTTGTCACTTTCAACATAGTTCTTTAACCGCATACACGCTGTAATCTTAGTCTTGTGTGAAGTGTTGAAACCACGACGGCCGCGGCTTTGGCCACCACGGCGGATTTCCTGTACAAACGTACCCGGGATATGTTCTTCGCCAAATTCTCGAACACTGATTAATGCTGCTTCACCAATGGTATTATTTTCTACAGACCAGTATAATTCTGCTGAGCCTTTAGTCTCTTCTTTTAGCCATTTTAAGATAGATACAAGTGTACGAAGCTGTCCTTGTATGTCAGTTTTATTATGTTGCCACTCGGCTACTTGTTCTAACTCAGGTAACTTAAACACTTGAATAGCAGCCGGGTCGCCGCCTGTGCCTAAACTTGGATCCCAGCCAACAACGTATGTGCCTTGTTGCTCGGGATACTTGTAAATACGGACTTGACCCATCTTACCATTTGGATCTTTGCTTTCCATTGTAATCAACTTCATTGAGTTGACTAGTGTTTCGTCGGCAATAACAAATTCACAATTTTTTACCAAGATTCCATTAGCATAAAATCTATGATTTTTTCTTACATTGAATAGGTCATACACCATTTCAAATTCACCCAGTACAACTGATACAATCTTTTCAGTGGTGTTCTGTACTTGTATGCGAGAACCAGGTCGCAGCTTACGAGCTTCAACTGGTATAGTATTATGATCAAAAAATTTATGATCAAGTGTGCAAACAATCTTTGATGTTTGTGTAGTAACTATTACTGTTTGACGACCACCTTTTTCAAGTACACCATCAAACTCGCTCCAGCCTGTGTCAGTTAAAACCTGTAGTCCCAGTTTATTTTTTACTAATTCTTCCATGTACAAAGCCTATTTGTTGTTGTCCGTCTTTAAACTGTCTATTAATAGTTCCGTCATTGAACCAACGTAGACCTTTTTTATTTGGTTGCAGTCGGGATATTCTGCCAACTGTAAAGCCACTTGGGCATTCGGTATCAAATTTTTCAATGGTACCATTATTGTACCAAGTTTTACCCGTTACGGTCCCTTGCTTCCCATGTTGTGCTTTGCTAATTTTAGCATTTCGGATTGGATCAGCATATACAGATTTCATTTTTTCCCGATGCTCCTGTGTATCTCGAGTTGCTGTTTGAGTGGCACGCTCGTCTGCAGACCATTTGGTGCCAATTCGGCGGCCACCAATGCCTGGCCGCAGTTTTCCTCTATTGGCTGCTGGCACACCATACTATGGATTCTTTTCACCCAATCGCATGTCAGAGAGTTTATCTTTGGTTTCCTGAGTGTGTTTGTAAC